AACTAGATGCTAACACTTGGATCCAGGAAAGCAGAGCAGCTAACACTAGCACACATGATGGCCATTTTCAGAATCACTTCAGCGACGTACTCCGTGGGCACGCCCATGCCTGCTAGGGCTGATGAAATCTTCGCCATCTCTTCTGTGTTGGCCATATTGTTTGACACAACGCTCACAGGCATCTTAAAAAGCTCATCAACTGAGAACCGACCGTATGGGTTCGCTGGGTTCCTCCTCATTTCAGGCACAGGCTCTAGAGTTGGCCTGCCGATCTCGAAGGAGATGTTTTGGAGGTTCGAATTGTAACGACTTTCATTGAGCGTGTCGATCAGTCTGGTAAGCCTCTGCTCAAGCTGACTCTCATGATTTTCACCCCTTTGTTGCTCCTGCCTACGGTTTGGCCTTGGTGGACGCTGTTCTGCGGTAGATTCTTCCTCACCGGTCCCAGTTGTGGACCCCTCACCCTGCCTTGCAAGAATAGGATTTTCTTTCGGCGGCATATCTCTTTGCTTCAAATCACACTCAACCTTGTAGATCAATTACAAGCCTGTACACCTAAAGGCGCACTAAGTACCTTAAGATTTGCAACAGCAGTTATGTGCTCAGGTGTCAAGTCGCAACCAATCAACCTTATGGACTCCCCCGTCAAGATTATGGTGCACTGCCTAACGTCTGCCGGGTAGATAAAGTAAAGAGTTATCGCAAAAGTCAGAAGTCCCAAAAGGAAATTCAGTGCCGTGCCCCACATATGACGCAGCCTGATGGGCGGAAACTCCGCAGCAAGATGGTACAAACCAGCAATATGATCAAGGGCCAAACAAGCCACCGTCCCACCGTCCCTTGTTCCACGGAATTCAGTTTCTTCGGGGAGCAATAATCTACAGACTTGGTTCCGTCCCTGTACTTTCCCCCGTGTGGCAAACTATGCTGCAAATCACCAACGTGCGGAAGGGTGGCGCGAGTCAAGAGTCCAATAAGCACCGCCGCAGAAAGGCCTAGAGCTGCCGCAAGGTACGTCTGAGTGTAATTAGGCGGCGGTGTAAGTGGCATCTGGATTGAGAATCAGCAATGATCTCCTATGCCTCGTTAAGCACTGAAATGCCCGCGCCGGGTCAAGAACCGGTTGGCTCTCTGAAGTTGCGAAAGTAACACTCTCAAAAGTTTGACCGCGCACCTCGTCGATACAGTAACACTGTAGACCGTGAGAGCTGAGCAAATCGCCTACTTCTCTCTCAAAGAAAATGATGGTGTCTCGTGGATCCACCTCGTAAATACCCCTGACTTGCACTAGATCTTCTCCCTCTGCGGTAATGTCAAAGTTCAACTCACGTAGCAGCTGTGCTGTACACTTACCGAACCGATGGCTCTCAGTTTTCACGAAATGTGGGGTCAGGACCTTGCCTGGGCCCCCTTGAATTGGGTCCGCAAAGAGTGCAAAAGCTTCGAGGGGCTTAACTGCCTCAAGATACTCGTCGACCAAAATGAAACTGCACGTTGCAGTGAAAACCGATGCGCTGTGAATCCACTTGCCTGTTATGTGGGGCTGATCTGCTTTACCATAAGTGCATGCCTCAAAGCGCCTATCAGCCCGAATGATATCCCTAATAACACTAGATTTACCCGCGCCAGGCACAGAATGAATGATAACTGGAATGCTAAGGTCACTACGAACACGCTTGAACTTATACTTATCTAAATATTTAACTAGCACATCCATCTACAATCCTACAGCTAACACCTAAGCTATTAATCAATACTTGTCTCGTAGATCAGCCGCACTTCCGACTTGAGCAAGTGCTTGTTCTTCACAATGATGCGTACACAATTGTAGAATGCATCCACCTCCTCCTCGCTCATACGCTCGCGTGCCCGCTCACCCATAAGATATGCGTAGGAAACCTCAATGGCATAATTATCAATACAGTTGATCAGATTGTTAGTTTCCTTAGCTATGCACATTCTCTCTAAAACCAATTGTGGCTTCTTGAAGATGCCATCTGGACAGAGATTCCAGCCGCAAAAAGTGGGGCTATTGGTGTGGCAAGCCTTTGCCTTCAGCTTGAGCTTGCTCAAGAAACCTGAGTGTTCAGTAGATTTGTGCAACTTTTTATTGGAGCACATGTCATCACCCGCAAAACAAATGCGCTCATCCCCCTTGAGCTTGTACTGCAAAAAGGTGAAAAGCATATTGGCCATCGTGTTGAAGAGGAACGTGCTCGCCTCACCTGAAAATCTCATGATAGAGAAATTGCCCAACTTGGACCCGAGGTGTGTCTTTATGTACCTGTAATCCTCAATGAGATCGTTGGGTAAACCCAGGTAGCGCATGAGGCACAGCTCGAACGCCATGATGTACTGATCTTGACTGGCATCGAAAGCTTCATAATCCGATTCAGTGCACAGGGCCCCAAACGAGCCACGTCGAACCCAAGCATCCAATTCACCCAACCCCTTGCCGGAATGTATGTAATACTTTTCTGGCAATGCTTCATGCAACTTCTTCTCAATGTATCTCATGTACGGTGCGAAGCGGCACAGCACAGAGTGCTGAAAACACACAATGGTTTGTGCTGCTTTAGCGTCGCGGAAACGGTTATCAAACTTAGTGCATAGTTGGGATTTTGAAAAGACCAAACCCACATCGGCTAACCAATCCTTGCAAGACCTATTGCTATGATTCTCAATCGTGGCGGCGCTTTTGCTCGTCTTTTTTTCCTCAAATTCAAATTTGGCCGACTCCATCATCTGCGAATTGTGCGCAGGTTTCAGCGGTACACGGCTCAAAAACTCCTTAAGTAAGAAAGGTCCGTAAGGCATAGCCTGCTGCAACTTCGCGGCCTCTTTCATCGGGCAGGAAAACCTCAACCTCTTGCGAACCGCCATCACAAATGTTACAGTGTCCGAAGCGCGATGGCGCGGATATATAGTTTCAAAACGCTCAGCCGCATTGGTCAGCTGCCGGCCCAGTTGCTTGGAATGTTCGTCTGTGAACTGCTCCGACACGAGATAGCCCATCCTCTTTTCCCTGAATTCCTTAGCCAAAATCTTGTGCACCCACTGCGCCCTAACACCTTCGAGCTCGCATTGAGGGAGGTGGGTCCTGAACCACTCGTTCGCAGCCACCTCTTCGATTAATTCAACGTCCTGTGCATCCTCAACCTGCAGCAGATCAATCATTGTCTTTAGCCAGGGATCACCCGCGAGCTTCAACTCCCTCTTCTCTTCGTCAGCTCCGTAAAGCACTGGTTCAAAACCCATACAGAAATTCGGCATCCCAGGTAATAGCTCCAACAGATCCTCTTTGGCTGCAGTACGGCCCAAGAACCTGCCTAAAGCACGCTTATTATACTGCTTCTCAATAACAGCCCAGTTTGTACTCGTAGCATTAATTAATGTGACATTGACGCGAAATCTGCTGAGTGCCGTCAACCACCTCCTCTCATTGGTATGTATAGACAGATCACTAATCATGATACAACCCTCATGGAAGGTCAAGCCCGTGCTTTCCCCAAAAGTATAACACTTGCAACTCTCGCCAAAATAGGCCTGAATAATCTTCTTTTCCTCGAACGATGAGACAAGCGCAACCTTTGCATAAGGGGCTTTCGAATCAATGGCATCAAGGCTCTCAAGTAGTTGCAACTTGCCACTGCCCGCCCGCAAATCGTTCGCGAAATTGCATGGTAACCTCCCTTTAAAGATGGAACCTTGAAATCTATGGCTCAGCGTGTTAAAGTTATAGGCGCGCCCCTCGAGTAAACGCAGAACATCTGCACGCAGAGGCCCTAAAATATGCCGATCTTTTTCTGAATCATAATCACTCTGGCACGGGTCCCCCAGCAAAAACAGCCTGATACCTTTTGGTAGAAGGAAAAGCGCTAAGTCAAGGAAGCCTGGCGGGTAGAGCTGGATCTCATCCACGATAACGACAGCGCCTGGGTTCAGCTTGCGCGTCCTCAAGAGGAACTTCTCGAAGGTGTAACACTTGAAGTGCTTAGCTCCCGCAGAACCGACCATTCTTGTTGCGCTCGAGATAACATCCTCAAAAATGTTGCACAGGGCCTTTCTTGGTGAAACATAACACATCGCCTTCCCACTTAAGCGCTCCAGCAGGTCTATGAAAAGCTTGCTTTTACCACAACCAAAAGTGCCCAAGATAGTGTGCAGCTGATGTTCACTGCTTTCAGTATCAACTCCTTCTAGAAGGTGCGGAGCACCGTTATACAAATCTGAGCAGATCACCCCCGTTGTTCCCTCATGCAGCGAATCGGCAAGTAGCTGTGCCCTAGCAATATCTGGTATGTACGGGATTAAATTGCTTTGCTCCCTCAGCTTCATCAAGCAATCATCACCGGCTCTCAAGCATGGCTGCTCCACATTGGTAGCTGCAAGAGGCGAGAAAGTACCCGCGGAAACATGCTC